ATAGTCCTAATAACGCTAATACGGCATTTAACCCGTTAACTGTGCGTTGGTCTGACCAAGCTAATCAATACCAATGGATTCCAATTATTACCAATCAGTCAGGTGAATACACTTTAACTAACGGCTCATACATTATGGGCGCACGGGCAACCCGCCAAGAGATTTTAGTTTGGACTGATTCAGCTATTTATTCTATGCAGTATATTGGCGCTCCTTATGTTTGGGGCTTTCAGATTTTGATGGACAACATATCTATCATGTCACCTAACTGCATGATTACAGTAAACAATATTACTTACTGGATGGGACGAGACCGTTTCTATATGTATGACGGTACAGTTAAAACCTTACCATGCGCGTTAAAACAATACATATTTGAAGACTTAAACCAAAATCAATCCTACCAAGTATTTGCTGGCGCTAATGAAGGTTTTAATGAAGTATGGTGGTTCTATTGCAGCAACTCAAGCCAAGACACTAAAGTAGATAAGTATGTGGTTTATAACTATTTAGATCAATGCTGGTACTACGGTAGCATGGCAAGAACTGCTTGGTATCAAACTGGAACTCAGCCTTACCCTATTGCAGCGGATTACAACGGCAGATTGCTATACCATGAGAATGGTAATGATGATAATTCAGTACAGGGCGTAACCACACCTATAAATGCTTATATTCAGTCTTCAGACTTTGACATTGGCGATGGTAATAACTTTGGCTTTGTATGGCGGATGTTACCTGACGTAAACTTTAATAGCTCAACAACTAATCAGCCGTCGGTCACTATCCAGCTTCAACCTCGATTAAATTCGGGTACGGCTTACAATACAACTGCGGATAATCCCACAGCGCAAAGCACCCAGAATTTCTCTACTAATGTGCCAGCTTATACGGTTAACCAGTTTACTGGACAGGTCTATACCCGTGTTCGGGGTCGCCAAATGGCATTTAGATTGCAGTCTACTGGTACTGGGGTAGCTTGGCAGCTGGGCGCTCCACGTATTGATATTCGTATGGATGGTCGTAGATAATGGCTATTAAATTCTACAATGGTACTGCGTTAAATCCAGCACCGCCAAACTTGCCCGTTTCAGCGCCAGAAAACTATACCCCGCAGTTTGAGAACCAAATCCTTAATGTGCTACGGCTGTACTTTAACCAGCTAAATAACTTTTCCCAAGCTACAGCAATACCTGATAATGGTACAACGGTTAATAGACCAACGGCAAACCAACAAATTGGGCAGTTTTACTTCGATACTACCCTTGGCTATCCTATTTGGTGGAATGGTAAAAAATGGGTAAACTATAACGGAACTGCAGTATGAGTGTACTAACTCACCCATCTTTTAGTAAAATTGAAGCCATGATGCCAGAACTTCGTGCTATGCCACAGGCGCAGTGCGTTGAGAAACATTATTTTGGGCCGGGTTTATATGTAAAAGAAGTAACTATGCCAGCGGGTTCTGTAATTGTAGGTAAACCCCATAAGGTAGAACATTTATGCGTCATGCTTCAAGGCAAAATGAAACTGCTTAAGGATGATGGAGAAGTAATTGAAGTATCTGCCCCAGCTACGTTTGTAGGAAAGCCGGGTAGAAAAGTAGCGTACATAATTGAAACAGTGGTATTTCAAAACATTTTTGCAACCGATGAGACTGATGTGGAAAAACTAGAACTGATGTTTATCGAGACTCCAGCATTGGAAGGAAACTAATATGGCATTTGTTGACGCAGCGTTGGCTGTTGGTTCATTCATAGGAGCTGATGCTCTTGGCACTACAGCCGCCACTCTTATTGGTGGTGGCATTATCGGTGCTGGTGGCGGAGCGCTCTACGGTGCATTAACGGGTGATGGTAGTATTGGTAAAGACGCTTTATATGGCGCTGGCATTGGTGGCGGTGGTGCCGCTGTTGGTTCAGCATTGGGCGCTGGCGCAGCTGCTGATGGTGTTGTTCCTGGGGCTGTTGGGGCTGGTCCTGCTCCCACCGCTTTTGGTCTTTCCGCCCCTGCTGGTGTCTCTACTGCAAGTTTATATCCAAGCACCGCAGGTTTAACTGGCGGTAGTACTTTTGGTAGTTTAGTTGCTCCTGGCGCTGGCGCTAGTACTTTTGGTAGTTTAGCCGCTCCTACCGTATCTTCTTTAGAAGGCGCTGCTGGTTTAGGTGGTTCTAGTTTAGCTGCTTCAGCTGCCCCCGCTAGTGCCCTTGCTAGTGGTTTTGATGCCGCTACAAGTTGGATGGGTGAACACCCAATTATGACTGGTCTTGGTGTTTTGGCAGGAGCTAATATGTTAGGTTTAAATAGACCAACACAAACCCAATTACCTGCTGGTTCTAGCAATACTATGAATACGGGTTACTACAAATTAAACCCAGCTACGTTTCAACCTAATCGTCCGCCAGTAACACAAAACCCTGTAATGCCAAGTTATAGAAATTATGTAACTGATCCTTATCAAGGACCAGGCATGGCGTCGGGCGGTATAGCTGGATATAGCGATAGTAATTACAAAGACATCATGGATGAAACAAATACCATGAATCAATACGAACAAATGTTAACTGGTAGACGTGCCGCATCGCAAGAAGCAGCTCCAGCATGGGTAGATAACCCTGGCATAGTACAAGATACTGACCCAAATACTAGAGATTTATCGGCCTATGAAGCAGCTAGATATAGAGCAGCTAAAACTTATGCTAATGCAGGGGCACCAACAAGTGCTGGAATAGGTATTGCTCCTCCTGTTTCTAATTACGGTCAAGTAAGTACAGACCCAGCTATGGTTCGTGCAGCTATGGCGCAACAGCAACAACAAGTACAAGGCGCTGCGCAAGGTGGCATTATGGGTTATAGCTTAGGAGGGTATGCAAGTGGTGGAAATCCCCGTTTACTTAAAGGCCCTGGCGATGGTATGTCTGATAACATCCCTGCTACTATTGGTGATAGACAGCCTGCCCGCTTGGCTGATGGCGAGTTTGTTGTACCTGCGGATGTCGTCTCTCATCTTGGGAATGGTTCTACTGACGCTGGCGCTAAAAAATTACATAGCATGATGGATAAAGTAAGAGAAAAACGAACTGGGAAAAAGAAACAAGCTCCAGCGGTAAACCCTGATAAGTTTATTCCAGAATGAATTTAAGTATTAAAACAGTAGGGGCTGAAAGAATTGCCCAACTGTTTCCGGCAGTTGAAGGTTTTATTGGTCAAGGGTTATCAAATACAGATGACTGTACAGTTGATCAAGTAAAACTTTTTTTAATGAATGGTACTTGGCAGTTGTTGGTAGTAATAGATAAAAAAAATCTAATTGTAGGTTGTTATGTTTTATCAATAGTGAATTCTCCTAACGATAGAACAGCTACAATAGTAGCAGCGGCGGGTAAAGGATTAGCGGGTCAAGAAATATTTGACCAAGTTTGTGAGTATGTAAAGGCATTAGGCGCTACTAGGGTTCAAGCATTAGCTAAAGAATCAGCGGCTAGATTATATGGACGTGTTGGCTTAAAAGAAAAAGCAATTTTGGTGGAGAAAAGATTATGGGCGGAGTAGTTAATGCAATTTTTGGTGGTGGCGGCGGTGGTGGTAGCTCAACTCCAGCTCCTGCTCAGTCTACTACGAGTAATGTCTATCAAACTAATATTCCTGAATATGCGCAACCCTATGTTCAGAATATGCTCAATGCCACGCAGGCACAATTGTTTCAGACTGACTCTAGCGGAAACATAACAGGATTTAATCAGTATCAACCCTATAGCGGGATGAACCAACAAGAACTACAGAATGCTTCTCAAGCAGTAGCAGGGTTTACACCACTTCAACAACAAGCTTTTAGTGGCGTTGCTAACTTACAAACTCCAGGTCAGTACGGTCAGGCTACACAAGGTACCAATATGGGTATCATGGGTTCTTATGGTTTAGCTGGTCAAGAAGCGCAAGCTGGTAATCGTTTGGCTCAACAATCTACAAATCCGTATGCTGTTGGTGCATACATGAATCCTTTTATTCAAAATGCTTTAGCTCCAGCAGAACAACAACTAAATCAACAGTATGGAATTGCTGGGTCACAAATGGCTGGACAAGCTACTGGACAAGGTGCTTTTGGTGGTACGCGCAGCGCGTTGCAACAAGGTTTAAATCAACAGAACCAGATGCTGGCACAAAACCAGCTAGTAGGTAATGCGTATAACCAAGCGTATCAAAATGCAATTAATCAAATGAACCAAGTTGCTCAAACTGGTTTGGCTGGACAGCAAGCGGCTATGCAAGGTATTGGTCAAGGTATACAAGGCTCTGGTCAATTGGCTAATATTGGTGGTCAACAACTCGGTGCACAACAAAACATTCTTTCTGCTCAAGCACAAGCAGGCGCAACCCAGCAAGCTAATGCTCAACAGATTATTAATCAAGGCATTCAAAACTATGCTACAGCGCAGCAATATCCTCTTATGGAGTTGGGCACTATGTCCAATATGTTGCGTGGCTTACCAATGCAGTCAGCAACAACCCAGCAATATCAAGCCGCGCCAACTGCATTAGCTCAAGGTGTAGGTATCGCTGGCACTGCCGCATCTTTGGCAGCGCTAGGTAAGAA